CCGAACGATTCGCACAGTGGTTAATGACCCGTGAAGAACGACGTGCAGAAAAAGAATCCAACCTCGAAAGTCTAATCCGACTTAACGTGCTTGTGTCCTTTCTCACTCTCGGTTTGGTCGGTGGCTTTGAAACTGTTCAAGTTGCTATCTCATTGATTCCTTACTTGGGATGATTATTCTTCTTCGTATGTGTACATACGACGCAAGCATTTGTCACATTCACACATCTTCTTGATGTAGTATCCATCAATGCTGCAATGTGTACATGGCATCATTACCCATTTACCATCTTTCTTGATTTTCCAATACAAAGATGCCATGGATCATGACTCCAGATGAGCGGTCATCATGTCTGCGCCACGATAACACTTTGATATTGGCGGTGCATTCTTGCACAACTGCCTTGAACTACCGCACACCTTACAGTTCCAGCGCACGAAGGTACCGTACAACTTGTCAACAGTGTGTACGACATCCCAATAGACTCCGCACTGGCAAGAAATGCCAACGGTGTGGCGTCCCCAATCGTCTGAAGGTATAGGTGTAAGCAATTTGCCACAGTCGCACTTCATTGCTCCACCGCCTTCTTGAGGGCTGCGAGCGCTCGACGATCACGAATGATACGTGCGCAACCATCTTTGCCCATAGTAGACACCGCTGCGTCTACAATCTGTGACATCTTGTAGCCGTCCTTCTTCATCTCTTGCAGGATTCTATCCGTCTCGTCGCTCACCGTTATGCTATATTGGTTCCCCATAACACGCCCAAGTAGTTCTCAATAATAATGTTATTGCTATTTCCCTCAAAAAAAAGGGGTAGGCAGAATAATATCATATGGCTTTTTAGCAAGGGATGGTGTGGTGGGTAAGACTATCCTATGGCGTGCCACCGGTAGAGAAGATTAAGTGCTGGATGTGGGGTACTTGTGTTGTCCGGGGGAACCGGTTTGGTACGTCATGCACAAAAACAACCCCCGGACACCCCCAATAAGAGATGATTAAAATGGCTACAAAAAAGACCTCGATGTTTACGCTTACCGAACGACTTACAATTACTGCGGGTGCAACTCAGACGTTTGCAAGCATTGATCTTGGTTCTTATGTGGACGTTGGTGATCGCCAAGCACTTCAAGTTCACAGTGTTGATTTCATTTTCCAAGGACAGACTGCTGCAAGCGACATTTCAACAGACTTGGGACCGGGACGAGAAGCAATGGTGCAAGTTACTGACCTCAATCGTGGCGGTTTGGTTTTCTGCAATGACCGAGCACTTGTAGCATCCGGACGCATGAACTGCGATGCTCAAGGTGGCCTCGATCAGAGCGCAGACCTTTACCCAGACAACTTTGGCAAGGGCAGCGATGACGGACGATACGTTGTAAACGATGAACTTTACATTACAGGTCTCTGCACTGCTTTAGCCAATGATGTCAACGTCACCATTCGTGTCAATGCTTCCATTGTCACCCTGGGCGCAAAGGACTTCATGGCAATCGCAATCCAATCAACTGCTGCTGACAACTGAGGTGTTTACCTTGGTAAAAGTTGAAGGAACCCTTGAAGAACTCAAGGCGCTGTTTGTTGAGAGTGCAAAACAAGAAGCACGATCCACAGCAAAGCGAGCAGGAAAGAAAGCAGTGAAGAAGGCTGTTAAGACTGTTAAGCGAGCACCATCCGCATATAACAAATACATGAAGAAGGAACTCGCCAAGCTGAAGAAGGCTCATCCACGTATGACTCATCAAGCACGCTTCAAGAAAGCGGCTAAGAGTTGGAAGAGTGCATCAAAGAAGAAGGGGCGAAAGAAATGAGTCGCACAGTGATGTTCGATACCATCCTACGTGGATGCACAGCAACGTTTACCGTGTCTCCTCCAAACAACGGCTGGTACGTTGCTAATACTCCTTGGGAACGTGCAGGTGACAATCACATATACACACAAGACGTCATTGACATTGGCGGTCTGACCACGACTCAAGAAGAGACATTCTTTCCTCAAGCAGCAACAATTCAGAACTCGCCTTTCTATTCGGCCCCCGGTTGTGTTTTTAGAATTCCCGGCGATGATCGCAGTGGACTAGCACCATATGGGGCGTTGTTTGAATGGGTGTTAATTACAGAGACACCTTTCAACGCTGAGAAATGGATTGATGAACAATCGTACTCAATTGTTGGCCAATCCTTCGACACTCAATTTACATGCCCGGGTATCGAGCCAGTTCGGACGACAGACCAGAACTCGACTATTGGGTTTGACAACATCCTTTACGGACGTGTTCAGATGATTGCCAACAATACTTCTTTGCCACAACAAGCAGGCGTCGTTTATGCCAGTGAAGAGTTTGGATCAATGACGCCAACCGCATCAGACCGGTTGTACGTCACCAGGATCGTCAAGGTACAAACCTACGGCCTCGCAGCTGAGAATGGTTACACAATTCAACTTCCTCACATGCGTGTAATTATTGTTGGTAGTGGCAAGGAAGAAAACGATCTCTCCTACATCATGCGACTTCGACAGTCGTACAAACTTGCGCAGGATTTGAATTGAATGGAACTTGAGTGGTGGAAGTTGCTGAGTCAACAGACTCGTCAAAACCCTATCACTACCGCAGAGATTGTTCAAGCACCATCACCGAAAGCAGTCGATCCAAAGACGGATATTTCCTTTGAAGCAATTGGCACGATTGCCGGTGCTACTATTGGGTTCAGCACTTACGTGTGGACCTACCCCATCGTGTGGATCGATGGCCCTCTTCCTGTTGTTGACGCACTATGGTTTGGTGGACTTGCATTTAATACAAGCAAGTGGGCAAACATGGGCAGGAGCTACGGGAAGAAACTCGACATAATCGAGGAAGTGTTACTATGACATCAGAAGAAAAACCAATTGAAGAAATGAAATCACCAAGCAAGACCGAACGATTCGCACAGTGGTTAATGACCCGTGAAGAACGACGTGCAGAAAAAGAATCCAACCTCGAAAGTCTAATCCGACTTAACGTGCTTGTGTCCTTTCTCACTCTCGGTTTG